GCCAGCCGATGCAGGTACGGATGTATTCGCTATGGATACGGGTAATAGTAGTTCAACTATTCCTTGCTTTGATAGTGGATTCACTGTTGACTATGCATTATTGAGAACACCTGCCTCACAAAGTAGTTGGTATTCAACAGGAAGACTTGTACAAAACAAATATCAATTTACTGATACTACGGCTGGGGAATCAACGGCATCTACTTTTACATTTGATAGTAATACTGGTTGGCAAAATAATGCTAATGATTCCACTTGGTTATCATGGATGTGGAAACGCCACGCTGGTTTTGATGTGGTGACTTACACAGGAGATGGAACTTCAGGTCGTCAAATACCGCATACCCTCTCGAAAACACCAGAGATGATGTGGGTAAAAAGAAGAACAAATGGATCAGGAGGAACGAATTGGCTTGTATATCACAAAGGCTTAAATGGAGGAAGTAGCCCCGAAAATTATTATCTTTTATTAAATGAAACGTCTGCTGAGACTGCCACAACTGCTATCTGGAATGATACTGCTCCCACTAGTACACATTTTACTGTTGGTAATAATAGTAATATGAACGCAACTGATAAGGAAGTCATAGCCATGTTCTTCGCCAGCGTTGACGGCATCAGCAAGGTTGGTAGCTATACAGGAAATGGTGGTTCATCTACTCAAACTGTGACGCTTGGCTTCGCTCCCAGATTTATACTGATAAAACGAGCTGATGCTAATGAGCATTGGTTGGTTTTAGATACCACAAGAGGATGGGTGTCAGGAGGTGATTCAAAATTTATATATTTACAAAGTAATGCGGCACAAGGAAATCTAGCAACCTCATCAGTAGGTGTAACCCCAACATCTACAGGTGTTGAAATAAGCGGGACTCAAGGTTTTGCTAATACTAATTCTGGTAATTACCTATATTACGCCCATGCGTAAATGGAAATCCCATCCATCTAGTTTGCATAGTTAATAAGAAGAGCTAGGCTATATCTACACGGCCGTAGAATTAATGCTGCAAAAAATCTGTAATGCTATGTCAGTAGCATCATTTGTTATGTCCTTAATGGTCGTAACTGCTGGAGGAGTGATGTATATGAAACGAGTTGAATTTATGAACAATATGATGCTGACTCTTCAGGATCAAATGATTGATGTTATTCAAAATCAAATAAAAATGCCTAACGTCACGGGGCCAGCACTACTTAAATGAAAGAATATTTTTTACCTGGACTACTAGGAATAGGGCTGATTTCTAGTAACTTAATGTCCTTAACTTTGCTGTCTTCTGCAAATAAAGACGGCATACCCGATTTGGCTCGACTCCAAACGACTGAGAACTCGGCAAGTCAACTGCGATACAACCGTTCTGAGTCTGGTGATTTAGAGGTCGTAGTTACACATAATATGCACCAACCTAAGACAACTTTATTCTCTTCTGAAAAGACAAAATGGAATGGTAAGACTGACTATGTAAGAAAAGAATATGTTGCCCATCGACCTGGAGGAGATGCAGAGTTAGCAGCCAGCTATCTCCAGTGCATAAAAAATAAAGGCAGTGCGGAGTCTCAGGGAGAGATAGTTGGAACTTCGCTAGTTACTGCCACTCCAGCAGCAAGCACTTTATCTGGAATCCCTGTGGTGGGCTGGATTGCTAACGCACTCGCCACCAAAAAGGCAGCTCAGTTAGGGAAAGAGATAGCTGGCGACTTCGTAGATTGCTAAGTGGAAATTGAGGAAATAGGTATTAGGGAGATTCCTGATGCTTCTATTGATACAACAATAATTCGTACATCTAACCCACAGATACCTAGCAATATAGGTTTCCCAGTAATTCAAATGCCTGGGTGTGTAAGAGCTAGGACGTTAAAAAATAAAAATCTTGTAGAAAATGATGAACGTGGAAATCTAATAATCTGCGACGGCAATGTACCGACCCTTGAAAGCATGGCTGTTGATTGGGATGGATTGTCTACTGTTGCTCCATTAAAAGAAGAAACAAAAATAGTTCCTCCTACTCCTAATTTAAAAACACCAAAAACGAAAACTAAAAAAGAAGAGAATAATCAAAAAACTGAGAGTCTTTCTAAAGGTTTGGAGCTGCCAAAGGTTGACCTAACAGGAATAAACCAAACCATTGATCTTCCATGTCCTCGCCCTGGTTCTCCTCCCCCTGGCGCGGTTGGAAAGTATTCAACCAAAGTGGTTTTACGTTATGAAAAAAATGGTGATTTATGTGAAACCATTTATCAAGACAGAGCATTATTTGATGTCATTAATTCCTACACGCCTCCACCAAGTACCCTTGTAAACACATCGACAATAGCTATCACTTCAGTTGTTGGTGTAACTGTGATTGGTCAGCCCTTAGCTAAATTCTTTCAGAAGCAATTAAAGGGGCAAATTAAAAAGTTCTCTAAGAAAATTACAAAAAAGTTATTAGCTATTCGGGGGAAGAAGGAGAAGATAAAGAGCCTCGCTGAAAGGAGAAAGGAACAGAGGGACTCTCGGAAGTAACTTCAATTTTGTGCTTGTGATCTGGCAAAGTATTCGGGGGATTCTGAAGAACAACGTCAGAGCATGTAACGAATGAGGGTGAAGAGGGTGAATATGAAACCCCAAGCTTAAGTTGTTCAGCACATATCTTTAAACGGCTCAGAGCATAGTCTAATTTTCTAGCTTTGTATGCTTGCTCTAAATACTTAACCCTACTATTTTGGGCTCTCACGCAGTTATTTAATAGCCTCTTATCAAGTGGAACGCTTATGGTTGCGGTTACTCCATAGTTGAAGGAGAGATTATTACGAGCTTGTCCTGTTCTTACTTTCTTTTGATATAGAACACCGCCTGGATTAGTTAAATTACCATCGTCATCTGTACTGTCATCATATATATTCTCCATGTAATGTGGTTCAAAAGGATCTTTCCATGCGTTGACTTTTGAGACGAACGGATTAATGGTTAAAGTTGTGCCACTGCAGCGGATTCCATCACCCAATTCTTGATATATAAAGCCACCTTGATTAACACTTATACCCTGATTAATCACGGAACCACTACTGGTAGCTGATGGAGATGCTATTGTTGTATTGCTGGCAAAAGTAGGCTGACTAAATATTACTGAGTAAAGACAGACACCGATTCCACTAAGGATTCTGTAGTAGTGGTTCGATTGATAGTTGTTATATTTGAAAGGCCGCTGTTTTGAAGGCTTTCCGTAAAGCTGAAAGCTTGGCCTGGATTGGTTATTTTCCAATCTGGTTTGTTGCCTGGGGTTACATCTACTGATGTCCATGTGAAGTTGATGTTGTCAACAGTTTGAGGTTGATTTTTTATAAGTTTGGGTGAAATAACATTTGTATTTACTGGTTCAATGTTGTGGCCTGAAACAACATATTGTGAACCTGAAAAATCTACACTTGTTATAGTTTCCGCTACTACAGTTTTAGTTTCTTGTCTGCTGTTTAGAGTACCAGTTGAAAAGGTTGGCACAACGGGGACAGCAGAAACACTTGTCCCTGTAAAGGATATAAGCAGCAATAACTTATATATTTTATGCACTATTTAACAGTAATTTCTGAGCTTGTTTGACCTGTGGCTGTAGTACCTGCTCCTCCAGCAGTAATAGTAACAACACCTGCACTTGTTACCGTACCAGCAAGGTTTCCAGCTACACCTCCAGAGGTGACAACTGTATTACCAAAAGCAGGCATATCAGCCACAACACCTGCTGAGACGTCCACACCTGAACCTATAGCTGGTATGGCATCTCCTTGGAGCCAGCTTTCTTCAAAAGAATAAGCACTGCCTACAGTATTCATCTCGTAAACACCAACATCAAGTGTCGCTGCTGCTGTAGCAGTTCCAGCGGTCAACTTGCCGAAATGTTCTCCAGTGGTGACTTTCATATTATTTCCTGACACTGCATACGTGCTAGGAACTCGTACCGCTTGAACCGCCGCCCCGTCAACTTTCAAACTTGTTGAGGCTGTGTGTTTAATTGAAATGTCTGCATTAGCTGGAGCTGCTAATAGCAAAAGAAGAAATAGTTTTTTCATGCGTTATTTGGATCAGGTTTTTTGGTAATAACTTGCACCTCAGTTGGAGGATATTTAACAAGGATAGTGTGTGTATTACCTCCTCCACCTTCGCCGTTTTTCTTTTTAGCCGTTGCACCCTTCGATACATTCAGTCCATAACTTGTCAGGACCGTGCCTAACATCGCGCTCGCAAAACTGGTATCTGGTCGTTGGTCAGGCATCTCAAATTCTATATTTCCTATTTTAATTACTGGTGGAAAAGAGATGTACGCCAAGCTCAAAATACTGAGACTCCAGACCAACACTAGCGTTTTGACACCATTTGATAAATAAAATAGGATCATATCTTGATACTCTGGAGTATCGTCATCATCCCTATCTATGTCAACATTAGGAGCTTGGTTTTTGTCAGCCATAAGCTAGGTCTGCGGGGTCGTTGATGATATTTTAATCATGTAATGTCGGAATAAACACCCCCTCAATAGACGTTGGTGGTTCCCATTCAACTGGTTTCTCAGCCGTAAAGTCATATTCGTTCTGTCTTAAAATCCTTGCACACCTAGCTTGAGAAAGAATATCTGGTATATCAGGATCTTTTGCTGCTGCCTTTAAATAAGCAGCTCTAACCTTCTCCCACATCTGCAACTCGCTAGTACATTCAGCAAGTAACTTCTTAGCTGTAACGGGGCCGTAGCCTTTTAATCCAGGGAATCCATCAGTAGCATCGCCCGTTAAAATCGTTTGATAAAAAGCTTGATCAGCATCAAACTGTTGAATCCTTTGGATCTTACCTTCAGCGTTTAAATGATTACCTGGAATAGTTTTTAAATCTTTATCCCTTGAATAAATAACATCTCCACTTTGTTCATCAGCCAAGATTCCTACAACATCATCGGCCTCCGTTAATGGAAGCGTAATGACTTCAAATGTGTCACGTAACCATTGGCGTAATACTGAATACCCTGCTGGCTTTCTAAATTTACGTCTGTTCGATTTGTAATTGGAATAGACACCGTACCTGAAGTTACTGGAGTCACCCAAGGCCAAGAATATCTTATGGTCTGGGCATAGCTTTTGTATGCGTTCAATCTCTGCGGTAACAGCATGTTTAGCCTCGTCTAAGTTGGTTTGATAAGTCCATACTTCTGGACTCCATTCGCATTCATATTCTGCGGATGTCATAGCCCGATAAGCATCAGGTTCTATGTCATAGAAAAGTTTTTTTTCCATTGTTTTTCCAATGTTTGATTAAAAGTTTGAGTTGACGTATTCGCTCCTCTGCATGGGCGATTTTCTCATCGGGAGTCATCCGTAATTGTCCAAGAGGTGAAGGAGAGCTGTTACATAGCCGTCGTTCCAAATCTCTTGAACCTTGTTTCCTTCTTCATGTGCTTCTTTGTAAGCTTCTTCAGCTTTCAGCTTCAGAGTTTTGACGTAAATCATTTGATTCTGGGTCAACTTCCCTGACGCTTCTAATGTTTTCGAGGTCAACGATTCTTGTTGAGTGATCTCTGTCATTTTCTTGATAGATAACGGTGCATGATGTTGGATAAGTTTCAGTAACCATTGCTTGTTTCCAATGTGAAGCTCGGAAAAAGATGAATACTGCTTGGGCTCGATTGAGCTGATTCCAGTTCAGAACTGGGTGTCCTGGTCGTGCCATTTGTGAGCTAGTTGTTGAGTTGTTTCGTCGAACTCGAAAGAGCCTGCATAGCCACAGCGGCCTAGCATTCGATTTTTCAGACATTTGGAATGAGTAAGATTTGATCCCCTCGATCTGTTTAAAGCCCATATCGTGTCTGCAAGTTGGACGATTGAATGTGAGTTCCTTATGTTGTGCAGCTCTGGTGCAGCTCCGTTCTCAAAGTTCTCTCCAGAAGAAGAGCGATTGAGATGACTAATAGCGAATACTGTGCATTTAGTAGCCGCGATAAAGCTTCTAATCTTTGTAACGAGAGCGTCTAACTGCCTTGTGTCTTGTGCTAATCCACTTCCTAAGATCGTTAAATGATCTAAGTAAATGTGTTGGCAGCCAAGGCTTCTGACCATGTAATTCATCCGCTGGAGGATGACCTTTTCATCAAGAGATCCAAAGTGATCAAATAACTCAAGGTATCCAGAACCAGTAACAAACTTGTCAGCTTGGGCAATGTTTTGTACTTGCTCATCAGTTAGCCCTGCATAATTTTCTCTGGCATGGATTTGAATCCCTGCTGCTTGACCAACGAAACGAAAGACCGCTTCTTCGGCTGTTTCTTCAAGGCCAATCCACCCGACTTTGATACGTCGTTCGATGTCATGTAATGCCAACGCCCTTGCAAAGGTTGTCTTACCAATTCCTGATCCCGCAATTAATACGATGAGTTGATTATCGTAAAAGGGAGTCTTGTCATTCCAGAACCCAAAAGCACAATTAGTAGCTTTTCTTTCTGGTGGCTTGTTAACTATCCCTGCATAGGCAGAAGCAGATTTAATTCCATCAGGACGTAATTCTTTAGCAGCTTTAATCGCTTCATTAACTGCATGACTTCCTAGTTCTTGCAGAGTGTCGTTGGCATCTTTTTTAGGAAAGACAACACGCCTAACTTTGCCTGCTTCAAAGAGACTAACGAGATCACTCGCTGCATTTTCTCCAGGCTCATCCATATCTGTGGCGATATAGACAGTTTTAAAAGAGCTAAAGAAATCAATGTGTTTCTTGACGAAATTGCCTGCATTTTGAGCCCCATTTGGAACTGAAATTCCTACGACGGTTCCTCTGGTGGAGTGGTAGATGCTTGGTGCGTCCATTTCTCCTTCGCAAATAGCGATTGCGTCGTGGTGGCTAGGATTTGCGAGATGTGAACCAAACCCTGCGACTTTCTTTGCGTCTCCTTTCCATCCTTGAACTTTTCCATCTTTTTTGATTTTTTGTGCAATGTTTACGCCTTTTTTGTCCCTGTACTGAAAAGCAATCATGTCGGCGAATTTATAAACGCCGTATTGATCTAGGACTTTCTTAGGTATCCCCCTGTAATGATCTGCATCCCAAGGAACGGTTAGATCAACATCGATCATTGGCCGAATAGGTTTCGGTCTGGAAGTTTTTTCAACTTCTTCTCCTTCGCCTTTCGTGTACTTTTGACAGACGAAACAGAACGTATGGTCTGTGTAGACCGCCAAAGCGTCAGAACTATTACAGGTGGGGCAAGGATCGTGGCGAAGAAAACGGGATTCACCCATCACCTCCCCCTGCTGGAATTTCTGGTATCAAACAATCAGTTTTCAACCGAACCCAAGTTCCTTTCCCTGGACTGCTGGCTAAATACTCAAGAGTGGTAAAAGTCTTGTGGCAGCTTTGGCACATCCGATAACGACGAACCATTCCATCAGGACTTTGAGGTTGGCTATCAACTTTCGACTTAGACGATCCACAATGAGGACAATTAATCATCATCAACCTCCCAAGTGATTTGAATAATGATGTGAGAGTCTTTAATTTTCACTTTTGTAAAAGATAAATTGAGGTGAGGAATGACTTTTACGCTGTCATCTGTCCACAGAATGTTTTTAGCTGCGTCCATAACTGAGCCAGATTTATTATCAAGATCTCCCATCTCTGCTCCACGAAAAAACATGTCTAGTCGGTGAACTTTCGTGAGTGGTTCAAGTTTCCATTGTTCTTTTAAATGAACTTTGGCTTCTTTTAACCAACTCTTGTACTGAGGAGGATTGTATGGACGCTTTTGGCCCATGAATGATCTTGGTCTTGGCTTAGAAATTGGACGTATAGGTAAATCAATCTGCTTAAACTTCAGCATTAAAAGGACTTTTCAGCGTCTTCCTTTAATGAGTAACCGCCTTGGACATTGCCAAAGACATCATCATCAGAAGGAATAGAGCCGCCTGAATACTCCACATAATCCATCACCATCATCTTCATTGGATCAAGAGTCATACCTGAACCTGATTTGTTAGACCAAGGAACAACCTTAAAAGCAATAATTACCTTTGATCCGTTGCCTATTTCTTTAGTAGCAGGCCACTTGTCTAAGCATGAATCAATAACAGTTGGGCCTTCAGTCTTTGTTCCATTGTTATCAACGAAACATCTCTTTTTAAATTTCACACAAAGCTGTGATGGATCATCTTTGTCTGGATTGCAATTGAACCACCAAGTATTTTTCTTGGCATCTTTCCCATGAATTTCCTCAAACTTTTGTTCCATTAGTTGAGTCCATTCAAGAGTTTTCTTGTCTGTTCCATCTAATAAGATTTCGGCAGTCCATTCATCAGGCTTACCATCTTCGTATGCTTTCCTTGCTTCACCTAAAAGCTTGCACCATCTAATAGTGCCTAGCGGTGTCTTTAGAAGTTCCAAGGTTGATGCCCCATCAATAGTGTGTTCGACAAACATACGGTGTTCTACGCCCCTGTGCAAGTCGCATGAAGTATATGTTTATATCAAGAAAACAAGTAAGGATTTGTCCCAATAAGTCTTGGATCGAGACTTCCTTGTTTAGGTATATCAGGTAGCGATACACCAGTGGAGAGCTGTATTTCATCTACAAAACCTACAAGCCAGTTAGGGGCGTAAAGCTCGTTAAAAGTATCGTGAAGTGTCTTATGAGCTACTCCAGCGTTAGCCGCATGTACCGCGAAACAATCGTGATTTGTCAAAACTTGTATGTTTTGTTCCACGGCCTTGTAAACGAAGTTAATACAAAAAGCAGAATCCCAACTATGTGTAAAGTTCGCAGCTATTCCTTTATTAGCTTGTGTCGCACATAAAGGTGCATCTATGGGTTGATCTTTAATATTCATCGTTGAATGTTTCCCGAATAGCATTGTCTGAATCCTTTTAATCTGTGGCTCTCTATCTGCAATTCTCATGGGCCATCCGCTTTGAGTTGTCCACTCCAATGCGTAACCCTTAGACATTACTTTTCTTGTTACTTTGTGGAGCCATTTTTTAAAATCAAGACAAGGCTTAATTCTCTGTTTCGTTTCATCCCATAAATGACTTGCTAAATATTTTGCAGGGATCGCTACCTCGTAAGTGAAATTTTCAAGTGGTACATATCCAAGGTGTTCATCTAATCGTTCAACTAAGGAATCACATAAGGACATATATGAGCCTCCATAAGGAGCTGCAAGGATTGGTTGCTTACATAAAGACCTAGTAATTCCTTTCTGAAGCCATATTTGTGCTAACGCTTTGTCTCTTTCTTCTCCGAACTGGAGATCGTGAACCAATCTTTCTGTGACTTTTTCAGCGACAAGGGTGTAAAGATCCCTTCGTTCGTCACCAATTAAATTGCACTCCTTCCCAACCTTCTCTGACCTCAACAAGGCTGCAAGTATCCCGCACCCTGAAGTGGTTTGATCGAAGCGAACTGGACACCCTGTTTTACCTGTTTCGAGTACCTCTTTTACCCCCTTGCAAGCTTGTAAAAATTGCCAAGGATCGTTAGCGTTTCGCCACAATTCAAGCCTTCCAAGTGGATCTTCTGCCGCTGCTTTCATCAAATCAATATTCTTTTTTCCCCAGCTCAGGCGTTCATCCCATGATTTTCTTCCATACCCATAATGTCCAGCAGCTCCTTTCAATAACCAATCAAAAGCCTCGTCATTTACTGGCAGCTTTTCAGCAAAGTCCAGCATGGCCTTTTCGTAGTCTGGGCCTTGGTGAGATACATATTTGTTAGATGTATAAAGCCTGGATCTGAAGTCAGCGTGATAAGCCTGGTAAACAGTTCTATCTGCTAATGCTTCGGCCTCTTGTAACGCGCGTTCAATTTTGATTCTTTGAGGTCTGTTCTGCTCTCTGTCTCTATGGGCCATCGAAGCAAGACGATTCCTAATCTTTAAGTCTTCTGGAGCTGGATCTTGCCCTAACCGTTCAGGAACATCCAAGGGAACCTTTGCACAAGGCCACAAGCCCTCTGTTCCGTTCTCCCATGTATTTCTTTGGCATTCGATTATGTCCCGCTTAACGTGAAGTGGAGTCGCTTGGAGGTGGTTTGTCGCTACAAATGTTTTTGTTAAGTTTGCTTTTCTGTAATGCTCTATTGCTGTGGTGTCTTTTTCTTCAGCGTCGTGAATTGGGACTCTAACGAAACTCTCTTCATTGCCTGGTCTGCCTCCTCCATATAGCCCAGGCCAAGGATAAGGAATAGAAACTAACGCTGAGTAAGCAACTTTATAAGTAGAAGGTGGGCAGCTCTTAATAACTTTCTCAGCGTGATCAGTAGGAATTACAAACTTGGGAGTAGTTCGACCAATCTTTCTCTTAATAACTTTAATCAACCCTGTATGTATCAAATGATCTAAAAGGAACTGACCAATGTGAAGACGACTTAAATCATTAAAAGGAAGAACAGGACAACCCATCTTCCGCATTATTTCCATTGTGCTGATCTTGTTCCGGCTCAGACCTTGCTTCATTAAGTGCCGCAGCTCCACCGGACTTTTATCTGCCAGCCTCATTAATCGGATCTCTTTTTCAACCGCAGCTCCTAAGCCTTGACAGAAAGTGGCGATTCTTTGCCTTCTACTTAATTGATCAAGGGTCGCTACCAGGGCGATGGTTGCAACATGCTCTGGAGATTTAAAAGGATCAAAGAAAGGAATTGCAGCTCCATGAAATCTTGCTTTGTCTGGATTCTCTACAAATTC